GTCGATGACGACCCCGGCCGCGAGGATCGGGCGCCGCACTAGGTTTCGCCCGTAGGCCATCGCCACGTGGTCGGGGTCGCATCCGCAACCGGTATCCATTCCGAAGATGCGTTCCTTCCCGGCTACCCACCGCACCCCCGCCGTCGAATGGACGTGCCCACAGACCGTCGATTGCATCGAGAGCCGAGCGGCAGATAGTGCGGGCTGCTGGCCCCCGAGCCCCGTGCCGTGGATGTAGTTGACGCCGTCGATCTCGACCTCGCGAACCCATTTCCACCGAGGCGTCTTCCAGAGCTTCGCGTAGTCCCGAATGAACCGGCCCGGGATATTCACGCTTGCGGCGAGCCGGAAGGCTCGCTCGTCGTGGTTCCCGATCGTGACGACCGCCCGCGGGAAGCTCGAGCACCACGCCTGGACGTGCTCGAGAGTCTGGTCGGCCTCGTCGCCAGCCCCCGGGGCGTCGGGCTCCGCCGGGTGGTAGCTGATCTGGTGCGAATCGATGATGTCACCGATGAACACCACGCGCGTCGTGTTCCATTTCTCCGCGAGGTAGAGACACCACGCGCGATACCCTGGGTGGGTCGCGGGAGCGTGAACGTCTCCGATCGCGAGGACGCGGGTCATACGCTTGTGATGTTTTTCCAGGCCACAGTCGGCGCTGTGTATTGCAAGGTTGCGTAATCCAGCAACACTTCGCACTGGTGAGAGTTCCCGTAATTATCAACGGAAAGAATTGTGTAGGGAGATCCCGTGCCCGTCGTCAAATCTGCTGTATAAACTTGCGAGCCGTCGATAAAGCATTTGACAACGTATTTCGAGGAGGCCGAGACGTATTTGTAATGGATACCTACGCGAATGAACGTGTCATCGGTGTTCGTGCTTGTTGTTGCAGTCAGCGTTGGGCTTCCCGCGCTGCCTGCGTTGTCGTAGACGTAGCCGCGCGCGTACGTTTGGCTTGATTCAATAGCGATGCCGACTTTGGCGAGATCGCTATATCCTGGCCCTGGCTCTTGGGTAGTCGGTGTTTGGTTGTTGTCGCTGCGATAGCAGCAAAGATAAATGATCCCCCCAGAACCACCGACATTCAGATCGTGTTTAAGGCGGAACTCGACAAGAACTTCATCGCCATCGGATGGCGAATTGTTTAAGAATTGCGGCATCGTATACATGGCTCGAGCGGTGCCGCTACTACTGTTTTTTCCGCGAATAAAGCCGCGTAAATCGTTTCCAGTGTTTTCCATCGTGGTGCTTTGTGCCCACGAATACCAGTACCCTCCACCACTGCCAGCAACTACACCAAACTGGACTCCCGTTCCCGATCCAGTGCTAGAAGTCGCTCCCATCGAGCCACCAATGAACTCATCGAATAAACGAACGTAAGTTGTAGACTCAGGATCCCACTTCCAATCCGTCGAGCCGCCGCCACCGGAACCGCTCGACGCCGCAGTCAACCGACCTTGAGCGTCCACGGTGATGTCGGCGCTCGTGTAACTACCTGCGGTGACTGCGGTGCTGGGAAGGCGTGCCGCAGGTAGCGTCCCGCTCGCAAGGTTGGAGGCGTCATCGGCGCCGATCGCGGTTCGGTGGGCGGCTGCGGTCGTCGCGGAGCTGTTGATCTGCACGTGACCGAGCGAGTCGACCGTCAGCGTCGTCGGGTAGACCGAGGTCGCAAGTCCGACGTCTAGGTCACGATGCGCCACCGTGTAATCGTTCCCGCTCGAGGAGACCGTGACCCCGGTCCCCGCGATCACCGTCGACGCGGCAGCGTCGGACCCGTCGGCACCGTCGGCGCCGTCGGCGCCTGCTGGCCCCTGAGGGCCTTGCGGGCCCGTCGCGCCGTCGGCGCCATCCGCACCGTCTGCACCGTCGGCGCCTGCTGGGCCCTGGGGGCCTTGCGGGCCCGTGCCGCTCCCGCCCCCACCGCCGCTCTCGATGATTTCGAGCGTGTTCGTGCTGTAGATTTCGATCAGCTCTGCCATTCCGTAACCTCCTGGCGAATCGTGACGTCTCCCGAGATGAGGCACCGTTTCGAACCGTCTGAAAGCGAGACGAACAGGTCATACACCGCGACCCCGGCCGCGAGCGTCGCGGTCTGCTCGTCGGTGATGACCACCGATAGCTTGCCCTCGGATGCGGTGATTCCGATCCCGCTCGAGCCCGTGAGCACGAGCAGCGCATCGGCGTAGGCGTCCGTCGCGTTCGTCTTGATTTGCATCTGGGCGCCGTCAATCGTGGTGATCGGGTCGCCGTTGACGTCCTTGTAGATGATCGTCCGCTCGAAGGTCGAGCCCGGGTAGATCGTAAAATCGTATTCGTTCGCCATTAGCTACACGTCCCGTCAAATTCGCCTGGTCGGTCGAACCATGCGGTGTAGTTTGAAGTGTGGCCGTTCGCCGCGACGAACACGGCGACCACGGAATCCGTCGGCACGTTCTCGAGGTCGAAGTCGTGGGCGGTCGGGTTCACGCCGGAATGGCTCGTCGTCGTGTTCGAGAGCTCCGCAAGGTTCCGCACGATCGACGACGAGAATCCATCCGAGACCGTCGCGTAGCTGCTGGCCGTGCTGAATTTGACCTCGGCCACCGTGTAGATCCATTTTCCGGAGCCGTCCGACGTCGAACTCGTGATCTTGCACAGAATCGGCCCGTACCATCGGGACGCCCACGCGGGGGGCTGGGCTGGTGACCGGAGCACAATGTCGCTCGCCCGTTCGTGACGGTTGAGCGTCTCGGCGTCGAGCCTTCCGGTGCCAGTGCGAAATCGCTTCAATTGAAGACGTCGTCCAGATAGTCCCACTCGGCGTCACTGAACCAAGTCGAGTAGTTCGAGCCGTTGAGCGTGAACGGGTCGAAATAGACCTGGTTCCAAAGAACCGTTTTGGCCTGGCTCATCCCGGTCGTTGGGTCGGTGTCTGTCGGCGTGGCAAATTGCTCGAGCACGAGCGGGACCTGCTGAGCGTGCTTCCACGGGTCATATACGAACGTAAGCGTCACGAGCCGGAACTCGTGATGGTGCGGCTGGAATTCCACGCTCTGCCAGTAAAGCGTCCCGATCGGGAACCCGAGGAATGCTTCGGTGTTGCGGGCGCCGACGTAGAGCTCGAGGCCGTCGAGGTCTACCGTCCCCGCCGTTGTGCTACCTGTCGAGCCGTATCGCCAGTCGGCGTTCCAATCTTGGTACGGCCACCGCATGATCTTCTGGATCTGCACGACGGTCTGGTCGATCGCGATAGAGACCGGGGTCGTGTTGATATCGATCGCATCGCCGCCGATGTCGGTCCCGGTCCGCCACACTGATTTCGTGAACGCGCCGGAGCTGATCGTATCGGTCGGCACCGTGGCGCCCTCCCGCCACGCGGACACGTTCCGCGGTCGCGAAACGGTCGACACCGCAATGTTCGGCGACCCGATGACCTCGCTCGAATCGTTGAGGAGCGGCCCCATTCCGGTCGCGACGAAATCGACGCGCCACGTGTCGGGCCGATCTGGGTGCTCGGTGATATTGAGCTCGCGGACCAGGAGCGGGCCGAAGGTCGTCTGTGGCGTGTCGGATACCCACGAGGTCGAATCGACGTCGTACTTTTGGACCTCGCGACCTTCCATCAGACGGATTCCAAACGACGCCGAGCCCTCGGCGAGCTTGCGCTGGACCGTGAGCGAGTCGATATAGCCCGTCTCGCCGACGGTCTCGACGATGAGCGTGCCGCTCGAGGTCACGGGCTCAAATGGCCGTACTTCGAGGTCGTCGCCGCCGCGGAGTAGGTGGTAGCTCCAAGTCATCGGGGCACCGCCGTTCGCTCATCGAGGCGGCGGAACCAGCGCATTGCGTAGTCCTGGCCGGCCTGGGTGTTTCCGAAATCCATGCCCTGTTGCGTTCTGCGGGTGACCCCGACGGCCTGGCGGAACGTGTCGGAGCTCTCGATTTGGCTCGGGTCGGTGATGCCCTGCTCGAGCTCCTTCATCTTCTTAGTTGTTCCGGTCACGTTCTCAATCATCCACGCGAGCAGGCGCCGGAACGGTTCGAGGATTGCGGATAGAGCCTTGACGGCCGGAATAATGATGTCCGTGAAGAGCGGGCCGATGCCCTCGAAGATCTCTTTCAAGGTCTGCGAGCTGGCGATCCAGTCGGAGAGGTCGGAGAGGCCGGTCGCGAGCTGGCCGCCGAATTGCCGAGCGAAGACCTGCCCCGCGTCGGTGATCGCGTTCTTGATGTTGGCGAACTCCTCGCGGAACTCCTTCGATCCCGTGATGAGCGAGCCCATGATGAAGCTGAAAGTCTTGAACCCGACGAAGCCCGCCGCGATGCCCGAGAGGAGGCCCGTCGTGCTCGAGGCAAATCGCCCGACCGAGCGGCGGGCCGACCGGAGCCCGCGGGTAAGCGCCGTGGTTCGGGCTCGCACGTTTACGAAGAGGTCGCCTACGTTTGCCATATGCCGCGGAGCCTTTCCATGTTCGCTTGCCGCTCGAGGTTCTCGTCAATCCGCGGTAGCTGCATCCAGGTCATCAGCTCGGCGGCCGTCATTCGTTCGGTGAGCTCCCCCACCGTCATACCGAGCCGCTCCGCCACAGAGAAGACGAGGCGCTCGGCCGGGGTTAGTCCCGCACCGTCTTCGGGTCGATCAGCTCGACACACTTCTCCGCTAGCGGGATGAGGATGAAGCTCGGGAGCGCCGCCGCTTCCGCTTCGCTCATCCGTGGATCAACGGCACAAGCCGCGACGACCTTCGAATGCTGCTCGGCCTCGTCGGCCTTCATCAGCTCGGTGACGACCCCGGCGCTCGGGCTCTCGAGTGTCACGGGTCCGTTCTCGGTCTGCACGACCTCGGTCCGGGTTCGCATCAGGTCGATAAGGCTCGTCAATGGATGATTCCAAACGTGATCGAGTAGTTGATAACCCCGTCGAGCTCGCCCTGGAACGTGAAACCCTTGACGACCGCGGAGCGGGTCGCGCTGCCGGATCCGTCGAGGAACGTATCGTCGCCCGGGACGCCGTCATCCTCGAACGTGATCTCCAGCGTGCCGGGCTGATCGTCGAGCAGGCCCTCGAGGACCTGCCGCGTGATCGCCGTTGACGACCCCCCGACCTGGTCAGCGTCTCGATCGTAGACACACTCGAACGTGAACTCGGAGGGCTCCGCGTAGCCGTAGAGGACCTGGCGCCGCGTGCTGGCCGCGGTCGTGACGTCGATCGCGGCGCGGTCGTTCCCGCTCTCGGAAAAGTCGCGAATGTTGAATTTGAGAACGACCGAGGCCGCGGTCGTGAATGTGCACGTGGCACCGTTGAAGGTCTGCGCCATGGTTTTATGCTCCGGTCATCGTGGCGGTGATCGTGGTTCTGTACACGAGATCCTGCGACCCGTCGTAGGGGTCGCCGAAGTCTCGGTCGATTGAGGTCGGGCGCGCGGATCCGATCACCACGCCCCCATGCGTTCCAGAGGCGAGCGAGTCGATGACGGCCTCGGCCAGCTCATCAGCGCCGACATAGGTACGGTCGAGGCACGTGATCGAGACCTCAGCGACACGCTTCAGGTCTTGCGCTGCCGAGTCGGTGTAGATTTCTTCGCGTGGCACGCTGTAGACCACGGCCGGGAATCCGTCGTCTCGGTTTCGCACGTAGGGTGAGATCCGGGAGCCGACGAGGTCGGTCACGTCGCTCGCGGTGTTGAGCATGTCGAATGTGGCCTTCGCGAAGCTCATTACCAGACCTTCCCGAGCACGCCCTCGATGTCTTTCATCGACACGCGGCCCTTGCTGTTTGAGGTTGCGACGTCGATCGCGATCTCGAGCGCCTTCAGAAAGTAGCTCGCGGCCTCGCGGCGCTTCGCCTTGAATGCCTTCGTTCGGAAGTGTCGACCTTCCACGCGGCCGTTCTTCGTCTTGTAGCCACGCTCGACGAACCACGCGTGGACCATCTCAGGATGCTTTTTGCTGTTGTAGTCGGTCTTCGACCGGACCGAGCCGTCGCGAGACTGGACGACCCGCCGCACGCGATAGCCGCCCTTCTTGCTTCCGCGGTCTCGCATCGCGGGCTTTTCGAGCGGCGTCTTGTAGCTGGCGGTCTGAATGATTCGGGCGTTTTCTCGATTGATGACCTTGAACGCGGCCGAGCTCGCGGCCTTCATCGAGTTGCGCGGTACGTACTTCTCGAGGCCGGTGAGCTTCTTCTCGAGCTTCTTCCATTCGATTTCGATGCGTACGTCGCTCATCGTTCGGCGACCTCGCAATCGAGGCGGAGCTCGTGATCACGCTGTAGCACGTTCTCGATGCCGACAACCTGAAGCGTGAGCCCCCCGTACTGGATCCGAGTCTCATACGTGATCGCCGACCGGTATCTCATCCGAACCTCGTAGGATTCGAGCCCGGCCGCCTGCACGTCGCCCTCGGTGCTCTTGACCTGAGAGACGTTCCGAACCCGGGCCCAGACCTTCGGCTCGGTCGTCGCGTACGTGTAGGTCCTCTGGCCGGTCGCGTCGTCGGCCTCCGTAGGCTGCTGGATCGCGACGATCTGCCGGAGCTGCCCCGCTTGCATTAGAGCCCCCTCGGGCCGTAGCCCTGGAGGATCGAATTAATCGAGTGCGGGAGGGCGTACATCTGAACCGGGGTTACGGCCTCGCGGTTCTCGAAGTGCATCGCGGCGAGCTCGAACACGGCCACCTTCAGCGGCGCCGGGATCGAGGAATAGCCCGCGGTGTAGGTCACGCGGTAGGTATCGACGTTGTTGAAGGCGCCCGATGTCTTCGTGCGGAGCATCGGCCACGCGCCGGTGAGATCGAGCTCGTACGCGGTCGCGTCGACGGTCGCGGCCTGGTCGACGTTGTAGAGCGCGGACACCGCATTCACAGGCCCGACCGCGAAACGGAACGGAGCAGGAGCGCCCCGGAAATAGTCATAGAGCGTGGTCGACCGGAGCAGCACCCCAGCCTTGTTTTCGATGTCGACCGTTGCCGCGTTGAGCGATCGCCGGAGCGCGGGGTCGTGCTCCTTATCAGATACGCGGCAATGGTCTCGGAACTCCTCGAGACTGAAACCGATGTTGGATTGTGAAACGACCTGAATCACGTTTCAATTCCCGAGGGAAGCGGGAGGCCGCCCCGCCTAGTGCGGAGCGACCCCCCGAGCTGGTGGCATGGATCAGGCCATCGTGCCGACGACGATCGCCTCAGGCCGCACGATGCGACCGACCGAACGCATGTACGTGTTGATCTGCGTGAGGCCCTCGGCCTGCTTCGCGTAGGGGTTGATTTGCGAAACCATGCCGGGCTCGCGATCGACAATGCGATACGCGTTTCGCGGGAGAAGCACGATGGCATCGAGCCCGGTCGTGTTGTCGGGCGCCGCGGCGTCGATGTAGCAGGGAAGCCCGAGGAGCGTGCCCTGAAGCCCGGTCGCAAGCGTGCTTCCCGCCTGCGGCTGGAAAATCGGTCGAAGGTTATCGTCCAACAGCGCCATGATCTCGGCAAACATAGACTGGCCCATGACCCACGAGAGATCCCCGTAGCCGTTCCAATACTGGGCCGGAAGGTCGTCGTATCGCATCCGGATCAGCTCGGACGCGGTCGGTGCAGTCGCGCTGGCGAACGTTCGCTGGGTCACCCCGGTCGCGGAGCTGTCGAAAAGCGCGTCGGTCTGAACGGCCGACGAAACGGTCAGACCGTTGCAGTAGAACGAGCTCCACAGTCGGCCGATTTCCTCGGCGTGCTGCTGGTTGATCTCGGAGACGAGCTCGGGCCGCGCGTCCTGCATGATCTGGAACGAGAGCTCGGTGGTCGCCGCGATGGTCTGATCGGTCGTGAAGTCGATCTCGCCGAAGGTCGGCTCGGTCTCCGTGAATGCCTGGCCCTCGGCCGTAACCGCGGTCAACGCCACACGGGTCGCGACGGTCGGAACCTTCATGTCGGTCGGGTAGGAACCAACCCGCACGGCCTGCCGCACGCCCTGGACGGCACCGAAGAGCCGCACCATTTCGGCCTGAAGATCGGTCGGGATGACCGCCGAATCGCTCGAGGTCAGGAGGTCGCGGTTTTCGAGGCCGCTACGGTCCTGGCCGCCGGAGCGGAACCAGCGCATGTAGCCGCCCCACTCGTCGCCCTTGCTGGCGGTGTTCTCGATCGCGGGGCCGGGCGTGAGCTTCGGGGTCGCGGGCTCGGCCTGGCGGGCGTTGAATCGCTCGCGGAGGTCGGCGTCGCGCTGCCGAATGTCGAGCTCGTCGAGCTCCTTCTCGATCCGCTCGTACGTGTCACACTCGGCGGCAGTGAGCGCGCCTTCCTTGTCCATGATGGCGCCGAGCTCTCGCTCGAGCTTCTGCCGGGTTTCGCGGAGCTGGTCGCTCATTGCAGTGATCCTTTTGCCGCGGGGTATGCCCCCTCGCGACAGATTGAGAGCTCCACCAGCTCTGCGGCACGCACCGTGCGAACCGCGGGATTCGTTCTGTTGTTCCATTCGTCTCCGCCTTCGCGGAGGTAGAAGCCGATCGACACGGCGCCCGTGAGGTCGCCCCGCTCGAGGGCCTCGCGGATGTCGGCTCGGGCCTCGGGCAGATCCGCCTCGAACTCGAGGCCCTGGTCGGTCTCGCGAAATCGGAGGGTCCCCGACCGCACGGCCGCCAGCGGCACGCCGTCGAGGTCATGGCCGTATTGCATGGTCACGCCGTCGCCGATCTCGAGGGCGCCCCGCGTGAATCGCTCGCGGTAGGGCCGCGGTCGATCGCGGAGCACGTGCGACATCCCGTCATAGGGGACGGCCGTACCGGCGAGCGTGCGGCGCCCGTCGGTCGACGTGCGGGCCGTGGCGATAAACCGGCGTTCAATCTTCCGCATCGGTCTCGGCCTCCTCCGCCTGCTCATCGGTCTCGCCGCCCGGGGCGTAGTTCTTCGAATAGATCAGCTCGTCCCCGCCGTCGATGCGCGGCAGCCCGAGCAGCGCGCGCGCCTCGTTTTGAGTCATTACGCCAGCGTCAATCGCCTGCCGGGCTGCCGCGACGACCTGATCGAGCGACCCGCGGAGCATGTGCCGGAAATCGAAATGGAGCCGCTCGCCTGGTGCGAGGAGCTTCCGCTCGATCTCGCCGGAGATCAGCGCCGCGTAGTGGGCGAGGCAAGAGTCGACGTACGCGCGGAGCTGCGTATACGTGTGCTCCGCGGTGTCGCCGGGCTGCTGGGCGTAGAGCATTTGGGGCGGGATTCCGAAAATCTGCCCGACCTGCTGAACGCTGAAATTGCGAGCCGTCATCCACTCATTCTGCGAGAGCGTCACGCCGACGGTCGAAACCTTCATGCCGCCTTGCGTGACGATCGGGGTAGCAATCGAGCCCGCTTGAGAGTGCCGGTCG